ATCTACCCCTTGAGCAAGGCCGGCGAGTTCTACCACTTGCCGCTTGAGGCGCGCTGGTCAGACGCCACGCTAGAATTCGCGCCAGCGCCTTGTCTGCCATCATGACGGACGGAAAAGTCAAAGATGAATTGTCTGTCGGGGCTAAGACCTACGTCACCAAGTTGGCCAAAGAGTTTGTCTACGGCTACGACGAGCGGGTCAGCAGCAAGTACATGGACAAGGGCATTCAGGTGGAGGATGAATCCATTGACCTGTACAACGCCGTACACCTGACCAGCCATGCAAAGAACACCGAGCGCCGAAACAACGACTGGATCACCGGTGAGGCTGACATTGTGGCGGATGACAGAATCATTGACATCAAGTCAAGCTGGTGTCTGACCACCTTTCCCGTGCTGGCTGACCAAGGCAGAGATACCGGCTACGAATGGCAGCTACGCGCCTACATGATGCTCTGGGACAAGCCAAGGGCAGACATTGCGTATTGCCTGGTCTCTACGCCTGACGATCTCATCGGCTGGGAAAACAAGGCGCTGCACCAGGTTGACCACATCAATCGGGAGCTGCGCGTGACCATCGTTCCGTATGAAAGGGATGCAACACTAGAAGACAAGATCAAAGTCAAAGTCGAAGCGGCCAGGGTCTATTACGACCAGGTTATTCAAGAAATCAGCAAACAACACATTTACTAAATCATGGCAATCACAAAAGAAATCAGCTGCATCGTCGGCACCTACACCAACGCACAGGGCCAGCAAAAAAACCGCTATCAGCGTATCGGCAGCGTTATTCAGACCCAACGCGGAGAAATGCTCAAGCTGGACGTTATCCCGCTGAAAGAGGGCGGCTGGGACGGCTGGGCATTCATGAACGACCCCAAGCCGAAAGAGTACCAAGGCCTGCCAAAAGATGATGATGACTCTATTCCTTTTTGAAAAAACATTGCTTTTCGTTTAGTTGGCTATACAATAGCGACAATCCTCATCAAAACGTAGAGGTCTTTAGGAGAATCATGAGCAATCTCAATCCAATCACCCGCAGCCACTTGCCGACTCACATCGTGCAGGCACCCAGCAACACGCTTTCCAAGGAGGCGCGCAAGTCCATCGGCGCTGCTGCCAACTATGCACCGCGTACAAAGCTGGAAGGCGAAGCGCGGATACGCGACAACGACTGGCGCTATACGACTTACCGCACAGGCGATGGTGACCACACCGCCCAAGTGCCACGAGCAGGCAGCATGGTTGCTTTCAGCCTGTCGAGTAGGGGGAATCGGACATGACACAACCAGAAGCATTGCGGTTGGCTGACATCTTGCAGCACAAACTGCCGAGCATCGAGTGCCTTGAAGTTGCCGCCGCTGAACTGCGCCGGTTGCATGAAGTGAACACCGAACTGTTGGCGGCGTTGAAGCAAGCAGGCGATCATGCCTACTGGCCTGACATCCAAAAACAAATCCGTGCTGCCATCGCCAAAGCAGAAGGAGAAACCAAATGACCTGCAACCAAAATTGCAACCAAGGCCGCACTTGCGAGTGTGCAGATTCCCACGACGACTGGATTGACGAGTTTTTTGGAATCGTCCAGACCGCGCTGGTTTGGATCGGCGCTTGTGCCGCGATGGCGGTATTGATTGGCTTTGTTTATGGATGGGGGACGAAATGAAACACGTACATCACGACATGATCGTGGAGTGGGCGAAGGATACGAGCCGGGTGGTTGAGATTCAGTTACTTGGAGTTGAAAGTAACAGATGGTGGGCCACAATTCACCCTGATTGGCGTGAAGACCGCCAGTACCGCTTCAAACCCGAAGAACCCAAGTTCATCGTCGTCAACGGCGTGAACGTGCCAGAGCCGGTGCGTGGGGAGTTGGAAGATGGGTGTGTGTATTGGTTAGCTGATGCAAGCGTTACGGACGCTCCGCTCAATTTCAAATACACCGCACACACCACCCCTATGAGCCGTTGGCTCTCTCTCGGCCTCATCCACCTGACCAGTGAAGCAGCACAGCAGCACATCGACGCCATGCTGCTGCCATCGAGGACTGACAAATGAGCCGCTTACTACACGCCGCTGCCCGTGGGGCGAGGATACAGTTTTACGGTCAGTACGGTGATAGCCACACATGGGCTGAGATAACGCGCATCCCGCTGGACGAAGCTAACCGTGTTTATTACCGCATCCACCCAGATGACGCGCACCTCCAGTATGGCCCGATCAGCACGGCGCTGCGGGAAAGGGCTGGCGACAGCCGTCCTCCCAGAGAAGACTTTATGTATGACGTAATGGCGGGGATTGTGCCGAATTACATTGAGGGCGATTGGGCAGCTAGGTACGAAAACCTTTTGCACCGTTCCCTGTTCCTGCTGATCTTGGCCGAAGCACTTGCCGATGAGGGGATGTGAATGATGCCCCACATCCAAGACCTAGCCCGTAGGCGGGATGACTTCTGGCACGGCCTGACCAAGACCGTGCTGGTGATTTTGGCTGGCGCTGTGGTGCTGGCTGGTTTGATTATTTGGAGGATTTATGACTGACACCATCACCCTACCCCGAGCCACAGTGCAGCAACGCTTCATTGACGCTTTCCACAGACCCCAGCAGCAAGACGAGTCAGACCGCTGGGTGATTGAGAAAGTCGATGACAAGCTGCTCCTGAATGGCGCAGAGATTGGCCCCGGCACCATCGAGGTGCGACTTGATGGACTCACCTATCGTTCGTCTGAGAAGGTAGAGGTGAGGCAGCAAGCCGAGCGTTGGTGCATGAAGGCAAACGGCTGCAAAACCGAGTGCGGTAACTGCCCAAACTTTCCCTTGGCCCAGCAGCAAGCCGAGCCGGTGGGCGAAGTTATTGATGAGCGTGGCGAAGTTGACTACATCAGCTATGTGCCGCCAGTTGGCACAGCCCTATACACCACCCCGCCTAAGCAGCAAGCCGAGCCGGTGGCGTACATCCACAGGCAGTTCAATCACTATGAAGTCTCGGAGCGTCTTCTGCTTGACGATGAGAAAGCTCGCGGATGGACAGAGGAACCCCTCTACACCACCCCACCCCAGCGCAAGCCGCTGACGGATGAGGATATTACAAAAGTCATAGATTCAATGCCGCGAGGCATCAATGGCTGGATGAGCGATTGGGACTTGTACGAGTTCACCCGAGCAGTCGAAGCCGCCCACGGCATAAAGGAGGGAACATGAGCGAAGAACAGTATTTGATTGAGCAGATTGAGTTGCTTCAACGGTCGTATGAAAAAGCAGCAAAGCCGTTTATTGAAAGGCTCATCTATCTGCGAACAATTGAGTTGCCCAAACCGATCTTTATTCCAAAAATAGCCGCCCACGGCATCAAGGAGCAACCATGATCTACACCAAGACCAGCAGCACCGCCATCTTCCTATGGCCTGCCGTTGCAATCAACGTGGAAGAGGATTGGTGGATTGAACTCGCATGGCTGAACTTTGCAATTGGGATCAAAAAATCATGACAACCCAATCCGAAATCATCAATGCCCTCATCACAATCGGCCCGATGACGGCCTATGAACTGCGCTTGCAGTTGCGCCAGGATGTGCAGGAGATGATCGCTTCACTCAAAAGTGCCAAGCAGATTTACGTTTACGATTGGGATGACGGCGCACCGGTCTATGCTGCCGGGTACGCCAAGGACGCCAAACGACCGCCGCCAAAGATGCAGATTGACCGCACGTTCAATGCGCGTCTAGCAGCCAAGTCAGCGCCTGATCTTGGCATTTGGTCGGGGCTGGCGCGATGAGGGTGCGCAACACGGTAGTGCCAATTCTGCGCGCCACATTGCGCCAGCACAAGGATGGATTGACCTTGAAGCAGTTGGCAGAGCAGAGCGGGGTAACATACCGCTCAGTGCATACCAGCATTCAAGCAATGCCTGACGTTTACATTGACCGCTGGGATACTCCCACTGGTCGGTTTAGGTATCAGGCGGTCTGGTGCGCTGTGGAAGTGCCTGAGAACTGCCCACACCCTGGAAGAAAAAAATGAGCGATCTACCAAACTTTCCGGCCTGGGAGCGTCAGACGCTTGACCAGTTCGCTGCCGATGCTTACATCAGGATGCAGCAACAATCCGAGGCGATTGAGCAGTTACGTCAAGACCTGCGGGACGCCATGAAGCTACTTCGCAGCACGGCCTTGTAGCTTTTCGATGGTGCGGAGGCCACCCAGCCCGAGCATTCCCATCAGTACCGGCAGCATCTCGGTGAGGTCTGCCGGTGCCAGGTCTATCGGATGACCGGCGATTTCCAGCGCCAGCTTGACGACCGGCAGGCCAATCCAGTTCCAGCCACAAGCCAAGCCGCACACCCAGCCGATAGCCGGACGCCATCCTGATACGAACAGACTTGGATTCTGCGCTTCGGCCTGGTTTACCTTGATCTGTTCGATCATCAGGTTGGTGTCTGCCGTCAACTGAGCCAGTTCGCCAGATTGCTGGAGCTTGAGCAGTTCCAGCTTGGCGGCGTCACGTTGCACCGGATCAGGCCAGATCTTGTCGATGACCTTGGAGCCAAGGCCGAGAAGGATTGTTACGGGATCCATATGCCTGCCCTCACTCCAGTTTTGTCGATGGTGATGATGCGATTGATTGCCTTGTCGGGTCGCGCTAGGCTAACGTGTACCCAGCCGCCATTACTGGAGGTGGCAAACTCCAAAATCAACTGCCCGATGCCGATTACATCAATGACGCCGGCCAAGTCTTTCGCAATGTCGTAGGGTTTCCCGGCCTTTGGAGCCTTGAAGTCAACAGCGAAGGCCAATGTGTGGTCTGAGGTCGGTTTGCTGCCTATGGCTTGATTCAGAGCCTTGGAGCGGTAGCCTGATGTGATGGTGATGGGCGCGTCGATGTGGAACCTGATTCGCTCCATCATCTCCAGCGTTTTCCGGGCGTTGTCGTGCAATATCTCGGGCAAGGTGTTGTCAATGCCGAGCCGGTCAGCCGTGTCGGACTGCGTGAATTCCTCAAGGCTAAAGTGTGGCGTCATCATCCCTCCTTGACCCTGGTTCGCACAATCAGCACCGCAAACCCGGCCAAAACGCATACTTGGTCAAGTGTTGGCTGATGCGACAGCAAGGGCGAAATCATGGCGCCTGCCGCACCCACCGCCAAGAGCATCCAGGCGATGGCTTTCAGACCGTCAACCAATCGCTGATGCCCACAGATACCCGGCCTGAATGGGGCGGTGCGCTCCAGCTTGTTCAGGGCTTCGGCCAGCACAATCACGCCAGAACCAACGTGCAGCCACATGAGTAAGTCGATCATGATGGCTTTTCGTCCTCTGCAACTTTATTGAGCCGGGACATGGCCGCTTGCAGAACCCGCTGCGCGCCTGCACCAGCCACAAAAGCCACGGCCATCGCCAAGCGGTCGGGGATGCCTGCTAGGTCAATCAATGCGGGGGCCAGGTAGCCGGCCAACAAAGCAGAAGCCCCGGCAATTGCCATGCGCCGAACCGCAGTGCCAATCATGTGCCGCCAAGTATCTCCGGACGATGGAACCGAATTGAGAAGGACGATAGCCACCAAGGAGCCGGAGAACCCGGCCAGGACGAAATCCAGCCGGACGCCGGTTGAAATGCCGAGGATGGTCAGGGCTGGCACTGCCGCCGCTGCCGTGACGGTGGACGCCAATGTGACGGCGCTGGATGAGATTGGCTCTGCCATCACAGCCCCTTGATGGCCGCGATGGGCATGGTGATGTAGTGCGACTCGTGCAGCCAAAGGGCATGACACCTGTGCAGGCTGGTGGCTGTCAGTTTGGTGGCGTTGCCGAAACTTGGCGGGGATGGGATGAGGTACGGCCCCCAGGATACCCGGCCCACCGGCAGGTTTGCGCCAACATCTTGGTGTTTGATCTGGTAGAGCAGTTTGGCCGGTTGGAGTTTGTCGTTTTCGTTGATTGCCAGAATGCTGGTGCTGAGAAGTTCGCAAGATCTGCGCTTGTTGTAGCTGCCGGTCACCTTGTAGGCGTTGCCCTCTTTCACCAGTTCGGTAACCTTGAAGTCGGTCACCACCGGGATAAATGACATCTCGACCTTATAGGTGACAAACAGTCCAATCATCGCACCGACAAATGGTGCAAAGAAGTGCAGAAAGATTGTGATGGCGCGTTTCATGGTGTTACCAGTATGCAGGTTGCCCCATTCAACTGAGCCGCTCTGACGACTGCTGTGGGGGTGGCTTTGCTCCCTAACGAAATCCCATCCATCGCGGCAATATCCCTTGCCAATTCAGCGCACTCCCACAGATCATCGGCTTTTGGTAGCCGAAAAAATGCTTGCATGGCTTGAAGTTGGCTGTACTTATGCCCGACTTTTGACAGTGCGAATTCTAGCGTGGCGTCTGACCAGCGCGCCTCAAGCGGCAAGTGGTAGAACTCGCCGGCCTTGCTCAAGGGGTAGATGCGCACCAACGGCATGACCGCCTCGATGACAAACACCCGGCCACCAACCACCCAAGCCGTACCAACGTGGCTGTATTCCGACTGCGTAAATGCGCGCACCAAAGCAATCTTGCAATCATGCCAAGACCGCCACCAAGGCGCGCGGTGGCTCCATGCCAGCAGGTCGCCAGACTGGATGAGGGGGCGGGCTTCAGCGTAGCGCATTATTTCTCAGCGATAGGCGTGGTGGTGATGATCCGCAGGATGGTGATGCACACCGCGATGCCGCAGCCGACCAGCATCTGACCGACCGGCGTGATCGGCAGCAGGGCCACGTAGCCTTGGACGATGCTGAGTATGGCCAGCAGCAGGGCGAACCAGACGGTGCGGGATTTTAGGAGTTGCGCAAGAGTTGCCATGTGATAAGTCCAATGGTTGACCAGAAGGCTAGTAGGGCTACGGTGATGCGGAGGTAGATGACGCGGTTGGTGGTCATGCAATTTTTCCAAGAAAAGAAACCACTACTGCTTTGCCAGCAGGAATGTTTGCAGTTGTCAGATTAAATACAGCGCCAGTACTGGCAATATAAAACTGGAATGCCAGACGGTTGCGTGTAACACCATTAATGTTGATGGAAGAATTGCCAGCGGTGACAATTACAGCCGTCCCGGTGTCGTTGTATTCAATGGTGGCAATGCCTTCAAACTGAGCAAGTGTCTGCGCTGCGGTATCCGTAAACAGGATGCTTGGCGTAGCCGACCCGATCTTTGCGCCAGCGGCAAATGCAGTTGAGGCATCAGCACCTGTCGGTGTCGTTGTCAGTGCTCCAGTTGAGTTTGCAATTCGGCTTGCTTTGCTGCCGTAGCCGCCTGTGATGCTTTCGCCTTTAGTAAGATGCTGGAGAGTGCCACCATTGTTAAACAAAGTAATGGAAAAAGCTTGCGTAGTAGTAAGGCCTGTTGTGTCATCGACGTTGTTCTCCAACACAGAATTGATGGTTCCGGCATTGCCAAAATAGAAGCTGGAACCCTTTGCAAAATTGTTTGCTATGTAGTTTGTCGATGCGTTTGGCGTGTAAATGGCGTTGGAGTTTGCACCAGCTCCAGACCATATCTTGTTATTGATAATGGAATTGTTCGCAACACCAGAAACATCAACTAATAATTCGTGTTCGGATGCGTTGCGTAACTGGTTATTGTCAACCAACTTGTTTGACCCAATTAGGCTATTGGAACAAATGGCCCACAGTCCTTTTTTGTAGTTAAAGTAAAAATGATTGGCTTCAACATTATTGCCTTGACCATCGGTGTTCAAACCTGTGCCACCGTTGCGGTAACAACGATTTCCCACTATGTTGTGATAGGTCAGGATGGCGGTTGACAGAGGATAAGAACTGGCTGCGTCAATGCCATCATAATAATTATCGTTGCATGAATTGCCAACAATGTTCCCGCGATAATTGACATACCCATCTTGGTACGTTTTTACGCCCGACTCGCCATTGCGAGAACAGTTGTTGCCAGTAGCTTGGAAATCACTATTTCCAAGGAAACACACTCCGTTGTTTGCTGAGTAGCGAACTTTATTGTTGTTTGCTTGATTGCCAATTCCATTTAATGTGGCAGAGTTGTCAAACACCAAAGCGCCAAATTGGCTTTTCCCGCCGCGAATATTGCAATCACGGATTACCGAGTCGATAGCGTTCTTGATGATGACTACAGCAAACCTACCTTTTATGCGGCTCACCGTGATATTGCTTGCGCCGTCTAACGTAATCAGGGGGCTGATAGTTTGGTTCTGTTGCGCTGCCGTGAGAGACCCCCAAATGTCGCCATCATTCACCGTTGGCATATAGCCTAAAACGGTGTTGGACTGTTGCAGTGTGCCAATCACACTTGCCGCCCAGTTTGCTGGATTGCGGGTAATAATCCACGGCGCCGTGATGTTGTTCAGTGTCAAGTTGTCAATCACCGAATCTTCAGCGTTTGTTGCAGACAGGATTGACCCATCAGAAACGATGACTGCATCACCATTGCTGAACCACACTACTTTTCCTGAGTAGGTGACGCCGGCCACCTTGTAAGTGCCGGCAGGCCAAAACACAGCTTTGCCGGTATTGGTTGCCGCTTGCGCCGCTGCCGTCATGTCCGTTGTGCCTGGCGTGGTGTTTGACCCAAAATCCAGCACACTCACACTCTCACGCAGCTTCTCCTGCACCGTAGTCGGCACAGCGCCTGTGCCTGCGGGGGTGTAGGTCACCCACTCAGCCGAGAACGCATTGCCCGACAGCCGGCTAAACACCAGGCTGGACGACTTGTCGCGCACGATCAGCGAGAAGTCTCCTTCCAGCACAAACACAGTCGCCGGGGATCCATTGCGTACTGGATAGCCGCCTGATGTGCGGATGGGCTGGGCAGCGGGTATCGTGCCTGCTGCGTCCCAATAGACCGCGATAGGGTTGGTCTGCGGGTTCTGCGAGGCTGTGCCGATGTAGAGATAGCCGTCAGTCAGTGGCGCGCCACTGGTGTTGAAGAACATTTGCAGGGGGGTGAAAACTGGTGAGGTCATTTTTTAGTCCTGTATGGTGGTATTTGGCTCAGGGCTGTATTGGCGGCAATGCGTTGAGGGCTTCATTGATTCTGGCCTTGGTGCGTCCTTCCTGACGCATCTTGATGATCTGGCCTAGGCCGGATGCCACCGGCACTGGCAGGCCTGTGAGTGCGCCTGTGGCCCCAGCTTCTGCAATGGCAGCCATGAGCGTGCGTGCTGTGCCTGAACTGTTTATCAGCGTGCCTGGTGGTACTGTGGTGACGTAGCGCACAACGTCATCAAGATCGCGCACGGTCTGAGCATTTTTCTTACCCAGGATGACATCGAGTCGGCCATTGGCGTCAAGTGCTTGAACGGTCTGGTGCAACTTAGCCGGCGAGATCAATGGGCGGTCTTGCGAGTCCATACCCATGCCCTTGGTGGCCTCGTCTCTAAGGTGGCGCACGGTTGCACCTTGCAACTCTTTGAAGGCTTGTTGGCCATCTTTGCCACTGGTCAGCAAAACGCGCTTCAAGAACGTGATTTCTTCTGGTGAAGAATTCAGAATAGACTTGCGGAAAACCTGATCGGCTGCGACTTGGGGGTCTTCCATGCCTTTGCGGTTTTTGATGAGCCTGGCAACAATAGCGCGGTTTTCAAACTTGCGTGCTTGGTCGATACGGGTCTGACGGGCCTTTTTGTAGAGGTCTCCACCCAAGCCTTCTGTCTCGACGTCAAATGCGCGTTTTAGGCTTCCACCGTGGAACTGATCCGCACCTTCAAACCCAGCGCGCTGGAAAGTCTGGCGCAGACTTTCGGCCTGTTTTAGTGTGATTGGCTGGGCTACAAGCCTGCCGTCTGCGTCTGGTGCCGCTGCGCCGATGGCAATGGCCTTTTGCTGTGCTGCCTTGAGAATCGGAGCCAAGTCGCCTTCTGGGATGTTCTCATTGATGTAGTCCACCACCGATTTGAGAGTGACGCTGTTCTCAAGTTCACCGGCATTCTCGGCTGCTTTGTAAGCGGCTCGGGTTTTGTTCTTGGCTGCTGTGAGGCCTTTGGTTAAGGAATTGACGACAGCGCCACCGGTTGACGACAAGTCCATAAGCTGGGCGTCGGTCATATCTACCAGAGCGTCAAAGTTCTGTAAGGCCTGCAGGTTGTTTTCCTCGGCACGCTGGCGCAGTGGTCCACCCAGATCGCTTTTGATCTGATCATTCTCAAAAGCCAACTGCTGGGCGTCCCTGGTGGCCGCGCCTTTGGTGAGGGTGACGGGAACTGGCAAGCCTTCTGCCGTGGCGGTGCGACGCAATGCCTCTGGCGCGGCCGCCGCACCGCCTGAAACCCGTGCGCCTGCTGAAACTGTTGCCGGTGTCTCCATGCCCAAGGTCTCGCGTACAGCCGTGGTGGCCGCTTGCACTGGCTTGACGATGGCTTGACCTGTTGTCTTGGCTGCCTGCTGAACTGCCGCCGCACCGCGCTGGGCTGTGGCCTGCGTGATGGGCGTTGCGCTGCGTGCTGCCTGGATAAGGGCGCCAGGGGCTGCAATCATGGGCAAAACAGGCGGTAGGACGTTGGACAGGACTTGACCCACCGCTTGCACTTGCTCTTGGCCGGCTTGGGTGCGTGGCTGGTAGGTAAGCGCTTGAGCGCCTGCGGCTGCCGCCTTTTCGACCGCACGCAAGGCTTCTGGCGTACCGAACTGACCTGACAAGATCTGCTGTGATAAACCTTGGAGAGTTCCGGCCAATGTTCCGAGCGTGCCACCGACTGCGCCAGTTCCAAGGGTTAAAGCCGTTTCGCCAGCGCCTACCAGTTGTTGACCGATGCTGGGTTGCTGCGGCAGTGGTGCGCTCTGTTTCTGGAAGGTGGCGGTCGTTTCTTCGCCCTTTGCCATCTCGTAGGCTTTGGCAACGGTGTCGAACTCAGGAGTTCCGCGCTTGGCGGAATTCTTGACAATCCAAGCTGCGTATTCGTCGGCTGTTGCCATTTATTTACCCCCGCGCAGGATTGCGTCAGCTTGCGATCTGATGTTGTTCTGTGCTGGTGCTGGGTTGCGATCTGTTGGAATCTGGTCAACCAAATTGGTCTGCTGTGTTGGATCGTAACGCTTGGATACATCGCCAACAATGCGCTGAGCAAAGTCGTTAAAGGTCTCGCCTGGCTTGGTGGCGTAGTCACCCGCAACGAATGTGTTTTTGGCGCGCGTGAGTGTGCCGTTGTTCTGGGCAAGCCAGTCGGTTTTCGCATTGTTGATGGATGCGTCAACATCCTGCAGCTTGGCCATTCCGCGCAAAAACCTAGCAAGATCGCCTGCGTTTGCAGTATCAGAAGGAAATCCACTTAAAGCCATTGCAATGTCTTTGTCGGTGGCTGGTCCTGGTGGCAATGTTTTGATGGCCGCAGTATTGCGTAGGCGCGTGTATTCCTGTTTAAGCTGCGTCATGCCGCCTTGAAAACCGCCGATCTTTTTCAGGAAGTCGGATGCGCTAGATGCAACACCATAGTTTCCGCCTTGGGATTCAATCCGTTTTGCCAAATCATTGAACTGTTCGGCAGACTGCTTAGATGTCGCTGCCAATGTTGCGGACTCGTTAATCAGTTTGCGAGTGTCTGCCGGTATGTCGCTCAGATTCTTTTGAATGCTGGACAATTTTTCATTCACTGTTGCCGTTGTTGTCTGTCGATCTAAATTCAACCGTTCAGCACGATCACTAATCTGGCTTTTCAAATTCTTAACATCCCAGCCAATTTTTTCCAAGTCTGCGGTTTTCTTTTTCAGTTCTGCAGCTGCGGTTTGCTCAGCATATTTGGCTTCCACTGCTGCTGTGGTGGCCTTGGCCTGCTCGTATTGGCGCAATGCTTTTGCTTTGGCGATTTCATCGGGCGCAGTCTCAAACGCTACTTGGGCTTTAGCCGTTGCCTCCCTGGCTTTGCCTTTGGCCTCCTCCAGCTTGGATGGCGCTTCGGCAGCGGCTCTACGCTCTTGTCGGACATTGACAATGCCCTTGTACCAATCCTCGCCAAACAGGGCAGCGCCGCCAAGTTCAGTAATCTGTGCTGCCTTCTCGGGGCTGATGTCCACGGCTTTGCGGATGGTTTGATAGAGTTGCTGTTGCTGTGGATCTGGCTCGGCTTGAATCCGCTCATCCAAGATTTCTTTGGCGACTTCTGGATTTTGCTCCAGCGAAAGCAGTACGTTCGCTACAAAATTTTGCTGACTTTTCTTGACCCTTGCGTCGCTACGATCACCCATCAATTTGATGGCTTCGATTTGATCTTTGTTCGGGGCGATTGCCAGCAATGGCTCCCAATCTGACCAGGTGCGATTAGGATTGGCCAAGACCTTGTTAACGCCCGTTTGGTATTGGTTGATGCGTTGCAATTCGGCCTGCTGTTTTTCAGCGGCCAATCTTTGCGTTTCTCGGGCAGCGTCCATATCGGCCATCGTTGCGCCGATTTTCAACCCGCTCAGAACTTGAGCGAATGGGTCTGCAACATTTTGGAGGTAGTTGATAGGTTGCATCATCACACCTTATAGAAACGCGCCAAGATCGGCATTGCCGTAGGCCATTCCGGTCCCGAAACCAGAACTGCCAAGCGAAGTGCCTGAGAACCCGGCTTGCAAGCCAGATAGGCCACCGCTGAAACCCGGCAAACCAAACTGACCAGTCCGAGCGTAATTGATACCTGCCAACTGTGCCGGTGCGCCTGCTAGGGAAGCAAATGGGGCCATGCTGCCAATTTGACCGCCGGCCTGCGCGGCGCCTTGTTGGGCAAGCAGGTTGCCGATGTTTGAGCCGGTTGTCATACCGGCCGTACCAACACCAGCCGCTGAATTTTGACCAGCCGTTGCCAACCCGCCGAGGCGTCCATATTGCTGTTCAATCAGGCCGGCCAGCAACTGCGGTCGAAACTGAGCGAGTGCCGCCTGGATGTTGCCGCCTCGTAGCCCACCGGTTGCCGATGCGCGCTGGAGTATTGCGTTTTCGCCTTGCTCGGTCAAAGCCTTGAAGGTTTCGCCGCCTTGCAGTCGTTGGATTGCCGCTTGTTCAGCTTCCGGGCCTGCAAGGCCGAGCAACGCCTGTTGTCCTGACAGCCCTTGAGTGCCAGCCTGGACGTAGGGCGCAAGGAGTTTTTGAATTTCGGCAAACTGCCGGCGCTGTTCATCAATCCCAGCTTGAGCTGCACCCGCCTGAGTAGACGCCGCGCTGCTTGCGGAGCTTGAGGACATCAAGCCGCCAAGTAGTGCGCCTCCAGCAATAATCCAAGGCATATCAGACTCCTAAACAGTGAACAATGCGCGCAACTTCGGGCGCGTTAACAGACGAAATCAGAACCTGATCGACTTTGGATTCGTCAATACATTCGGTGGCATGAACGCAAAACCAGACAACATCAGTCATGGCTTTGACGCCGTGATGCTTGTGCGCCTGAATGGTCAGGCAGGCCGGCCCTTCGATGATTTTGCGGGAATCATCCACAATCACTTCGACCGTGCCGCTTGCCAAGATGGACAGGTGGTCATGCTTGTGGGCGTGCTGAACCAAAACGTACCCTGCCGGTATGCGGGTTTCTTTGGCTTCATCCAGGTAAGGAATCAATATCGTGGAAACGTTACTCACCGTAATTTCAATCTCAGGCGTCGTGCCGCCTTCGTTCTCGCTAGGTCGAGTGAATTGAAATTTGACAGGCTGAAAGACAACTGTCTGGCCTGCATCAAACGGGGCGGTGCTTTCCAGCGTTCCGGTGAAAATCTTGTGGTCATTGACAACCCGCAGGGCAACAAGCGCGCCGGTCACAGGGTCTTTAAACGAAGGGTGTGTAAATTCCAACGTGTCAATTATAACAAGGTCTTCCGGGGCACTAGCGTATGCCTCAGCAATTGCCTGAGAATATTGCAAACCTCGTTTCGGAGTTCTATAGACGGGCATTATAGTTTGCTCACTCTAACCGAACCTGTAAATATTATATCTGATTCAGGAAAAACTTCAGTTAATTCGAAGTTGATTTGAATTAACTGTCTCGCCTTCGCTGTGAATGTAAGAATGGTTGTCAGAACTTTCGGAATCTCTGAAAACGTGGCGTAGCTCACTGTGTCCGTAGCTAAGACATCTAAACTCCCAGGGCCAGTGCCTTCACATTGGACAATTGAAACAATATAAT